TTCTGTTTCGTCAATGCCAACAATAACTTCGGTAACTTTATTATTTATATCCAAAAATGCGTAATGTGCCATTATGCCCAACTCAAATTCCCTGTGCCAGCAGTAATCGTTGCAACCGTATTGCTTCCTACTGTGGCAGTTGTGCCAGTTAAGCCAGCACCAATAGTGATTGTGTAATTACTTGGATAGCTAAGAATGACCACGCCAGAACCCCCAGCACCACCATTAGAACCGCCACCACCTGGACTTGCAGCAGAGCAACCACCACCGCCACCGCCTCCAGTGTTTACTGTGCCATTAACGCCAGCAATACTGGTTGAGTTACTGCCAGCACCACCGCCGCCTGATCCGCCAGTTCCAGCCGTACCGCTGTTGTTGTATGTTCCACCACCACCACCGCCCGAATAAGTAACAGACGAGCCACTAATAGTACTTGCTTGACCAGCACCACCATTCCCGCCAGCAGTGGATGAGCCGTTAGAACCAGCTGCACCTTTGCCGCCGCCTCCACCTCCTCCGTAGGATGATGCAGCATCTATTCCTGCACCGCCAGCATTACCTTGCAGAACCACTGGGGTTGCTGCGCCACCCACTTTAGTACCGCTACCGCCTCCAGTCATACCACCGCCGCCTGATCCGCCCTCTTGACCCACTTCGGTGTCAATACCGCTAATGGAGCTTCCAGAACGACCACCGCCAAATGCAACGATCGGATTAAATACCGAATTAGAACCATTAGAGCCGAGTGTCCCCGATATGTGAGCAGCACCGCCAGCACCAATTGTTACGCCATAATCAGTTGACAATACAATCGGGAGAGAACCAGTTACAAAACCGCCTGCTCCACCGCCGCCTGCTCCACCAATACCACCACGCCCTGCACCACCAGTACCACCGCCGCCGATAACAAGATAGGTTACGGAAAGTCCGTATCCCTTTAGACCAAGAACGCCATAGGGTGCGCTAATGCCCATGACTAGTTAGTCTTTTCCCAGCCAACCACCGTGACATTCACCTTGGCGGCAGTATCCGATAAACCTTGCAGGGTTTCTGTAGTCAATAAGACCAGAGCCGTATCAAGGACAATCACATCATTCGCACCAATTGGTAAAGCCGACAAAATTCTATTAGCAGCTACAGCAGCATTGCCGATAGCCAAAGTAACGGTACGATCAACAGTATCAGTGTTTGTAATAATAATTTGCTTAACAACCTCAGTGATACCAGCACCGCTGGTGCAAATTGTGGTTGTTGAAGTCCCCAATTGAACTGGACCACCTAACCTAGATTCAACCCTATCTCCTGATGCCATATTTTACGCTCCTATGTCCATAATAATCAAAGCCGCATTTTTTGCATCAGTCATAACATCTGAACTGACTGTTGCGTTAATCCATGCTGTACCGTTCCATTGTAGCACTTGACCAGAACTTGCGCTAGTAATCGTTACATCGCCAACATCATCAAGTGTATTGATGGCTGGGATTGAAGCCCATTCAAGACCTGTTGCCGTAGCAGAATTAGCTTTTAAGAAAGTACCGTTTGAACCTGCGGTTAATCCAGCAACAGTGTCATTGGCAGTACCAACCAAAAGGTCGCCCTTTGCGTTTATAGAGCTCAGGAGAGTATTAAAAGGTGCTGCACCTATTTCCACCCAGATTGAATTATAATAAACATAGGTGCCGCCATCAGAAGAGTTATACCAAATTTGACCAGTGATTGGATTTGTTGGGGCAGTGTCGCTAATAATAGCTGACATGCCCGATGCACCAATTTCAATCCATTGCGAATCATAGTAAACATAGGTGCTTGCTTCAGAAGAGTTATACCAAAGTTGACCAGTGATTGGATTACTTGGGGCGCTATCTGCTACATATGCAGCAGTACCGCTAGCGCCAATTTCAATCCAATGAGAATCATAATAAACAAATGTTTGACCTGTATCTGATTCAAACCAGACTTGACCAGCAGTTGGGGAAGTAGGGGCTGTTTCTGAAATCGTTGCACCGCCTGCACCGAAGTCGGTATAGTTGGTTCCATCATTTGTGAACTGCCATTTATCTGAGGATTCATTCCAGCGAATAAATACATTCGTAGAAGTTCCTCGTTCAATTTCAATACCAGAGTTCAGCGTAGGGGTGCTGGTTTCTCCAGAGTTAAGAAGGATAAAGCTATCTTCAACATTAAGATTGGCGGTGTTAATAGTAGTAGTATTTCCACTAACAGTTAAATCACCAGTAACCGTGAGGTTATTAGAAATTGTAATATTTGAAGCAAGAGACACGGCTCCATTGCTTGCCAATGTAATATCGCCAGATACCGTTGTATAGGTTGGTACACCGCTAGAATTAGCTAGAACAATTTGCGCAGAAGTACCAGACGCTAATTTAGAAAGATCAATCGCTGCAGAGGTTGAAACATCCGCATTCGCAATGGTACCGTCAACAATCATTGCACTGGTTACTACACCAGTATCACCAGTTGTTACAATTTGACCTGATTCACTTAAAGATTGGTTTTGCAGGTTAGGCATATTCTACACCGCTAATTGTAAATGTCACAGCGTTAGCTGTTACTTGATCAACATAGATTTTACTATTAGCAGGTACGACTATGGATGTATTGTAGTACACAACATTGTTTGCCAAAACATTCACATTACTTATAATTTTATTATTCGCCGCCGCCGTTGCTGCTCCAACAAGAATATGAATGCTGCATACAGCATTAGATGCAGTTGCATTGCAAAGATTGATGTTTTTGATAATTGAATAATTACCAACAACATTAGCTGTTGTATAGGCATTAGCGGCAGACTCGCTGCCAATGTAAAAACTTTTTGGCGTTAAATTAGCCATATTATACCCCCATCCACATTAACACTTCATTGTCATATGTTGTTGTATTCATGTCTTGAATAACAGCCGCATCAAGGACATGATCCACAAATGAACCAGAAGTATGGGCATTAGCGGTTGTTCCATCATAACCCCGCTCTTCTACCGTTAGCGTATTGCTTGCTCTTGAAGAAATTAAAACTTTTTCTTCGGATGAATTACCACGATCAATAACGATAACAAAAGGGTTATTTCCACTCGGGTAAGTTGATCCGTCAACAACAGTGATTGAAGATGCAGAGTTTGAAATGTTGGCGGAAAGAGATGTTCTCAGTACCGCACCGCTAAACTCTCTTCTCAGCATACTAATCTCCTAGTCAATGCTGATATCAAGATCGCCTGTTGCGATTCTTAGAGTATCCCCAGCATCTGTTGTTTTATTTACTGTAAGTGATCCGTACAGCAACATATTTCCGCTTGTTGAAGCATCAAAAATACCAATCGCTACTGTTGTAGCAGCTGGCATTCCTGTAAAATCAATATTGGTATCGTTTGATGTTGCGCCGCTTGCGGCTGCAGTAAAGGTTGCAGTCTGACGAGCATACGAGCCCCCAGTTACTTCTGTTCCACCAGCAGCTTCGCCAGGTGTAACGGTAAACAACCCTACATAAACAGCCGCTGGCTTTGTATAAGTGGTTGTACCAAGAAAGTGGTCAATCAACTTATTTTCAAGATAGTTTGTAAGATTGCCTGCCATTGTTATCCCTCCAGATTATTATAATACATTTCCTTTTCTTCGTCATTAGGCAATCTGAAGTTAGGAAGTCTCAACAAGCTATTTGCTTCATCAGAAGAAACTTCACCCATTGGCTGGGCTCTGGTGAATCTAAATCCAGAACCTGTAACATATCCAGCCCCGCTCTCAAAATACAGCAGGACACTTTGTTCATTATTTGTAAAAATTACAGATTCAACAACAGTAGAATCTTCATCAATAACTTCGTCAACAATTTTCTTTTTTGGTGCAGCCGGCTTTTTAGCAGCTACTTTCTTTTTTGGGAGTACAGACTCACTTGTTACAACATTATCTCTATTTACCATATACCAATCCTATCATTCAAATGAATTTAAATCAATTTAACATAATAATAGGCGGGGGTATAATCACCCCCGCCCATCATCATTAATTATTTATATTAAAGAGTGCGCAGTTTGACATTCTTTGCAATCACATAAGAATCAAGATTCTCAACATTGTTTGCAACACGCATGAACTGTGTGTACTCAATGGTGTCAGTCTTTGGTTGGAACTGACGGTACAGTGTGATATCGCGGTGGATACCGATCACCTTGTTATTTGGGAATGTAAGCTCTACATAACCATGGCTGCCCGATGTTGGTGAGTAATCACCAGCAACTGTTTCTGGCATCAAAGGAATTTCAATCAATGGAATACCATATGGTGAAAGACCAGTTGCGCCTGGACCGCCGTTCGCACGGATCGAGCCATTCATGAATGCCTGCTCACCGTAAGTCGAACCTGGAGCTGGAGCTCCAGCGGTTGCTGCCGTTGCCGAGTTTGGATTCTGCAAGCTAAACGATGTGTCTTGCACAACGCCTGCACCTGCAAAGAACCTCAACTCATTACGACGCTGTAGGTACTTAGTTGGCATATTACGAAGAACTCTGTCATATGTCGAACGGGAAATATTGTTTCCTGTTTCGTCAACAACAGTGCCGCCCGTAAGAGCCAGCTTTGTAAAGCCATTAAGTGCCTTCAAGAGTGCATTGTTCGAAGATGTATTGCCGTTAATCAAAAGATCATCAAGATCGTTTGCTGTCTGGCGAGCCATAATCTGAGCAAGGTGATCTTCCAAGGAAGCACCTTCAATGTTATCCTCAAGGGACTCTGTGCTCAATTCCCAGTCAAGGCGAAGCTTAACACTGGACAGCGAAACTTTTGTGAAAGTCACTGCAGCATTAGTACCGGTATCGGATGCTTCTGTTGCCTTAGCCATGAGTCTTGTACCAACCGACACCTTGTCGATGTCCATTGTTGGTGTGCGCATACGCACAACTCTGGAATTTTTCATGAGGTTAGATTGATCAACTACGAAATCAATAAAACGATTTGATTGCTCTGCATTAAGCAGACCACCTGATGCATTGCCAACGACGCTCGTAGTTACTTCGTCTGCTTTTGCAAGGATTTCTTCTTGTGTTGCCATAGTAGTTTTTCCTCCTTACCTTATGACTTATAGCCTAAGGAGCTAATTAACCCCTGTGGCAAATACATATTGCCCCAAAATGATTTTGGTGCGGACTTTACTAGCTCCTCGCCTTCTTCATCTTCTTCTGGGTCAACGCTCTTCTTCACAGCACCAGCTTGGGCAAAGCCTTCAACTTTTGCTGTTTGAACTTCTAGAGCCTTCTCAGTTGTTTCCAACTTCTCAGCCAACTCTACTTTCTGAGCTTCTACACTCTTAGTTACTTCCTCGATCTTGGCATTAACATTCTCTTCAACTTCTTGCTTAAATGAAGTCGCAAAGTCGTTAAGCTTTTGATCAATGACTGAACCAAGGGCTTCTTTAAGAACTTCAATATCCATATCTTGTTCCTCCACTTGTTCGACATTCACTTCAGCTTCAATTGAAGCTTCAGTACTATGCTCGGACTTTTCCAGTCCTAAATTATCAATTGGACCTAACCAATTAATAAACTTCTTGATAAAAGACAGTTTTGTATCTGTCTCTGACAAATTATCCATAGGTGTTACATTATCATATTTTTCAACATTATGCAATTCCTTATCGACATTACATCCACAATTACTAGATTTTTCAATTTCCATCATGTACTCCTCATACAAATCGTCCAGAAGCATGTTTACAACATCATTATCAATCATATCGTCTTCCTGACTTTCAGAAATACTCTGAACGACTTCTTCATAATTTGAACCCGCAATAATCTCCAGTAAAGTATCTAACATGGAGTCATCGAAGTCATTTTCTGAAAAACTCTTCTTTTTAGTGTTGGCGTATCTTTCCAACATCCTTCTTCCCTTTGCAGCCAAAGCAGCGGCATCCTGCGCATTTTGCGGGACTGGTTCGCCCCATGCAGCGGCAGACAAAGCCAAGCGTGTTGGCTCACCATTTGGCTTTTTCATTGGGCCAGATGGGTTTGTGAAGAATCTAGTGAGGAAGGAGCCTTTACGGCGCATCTTCTCTGGAGTGTTGGCTGCACCCCTTACCCCGGGCTTCAAGTTTGCGCCCTCTGTTTGTTTAAAGTGTCTTCTGCCAGCAGCCGTCAATCCACCCTTCGGGTCTTTCAATGGTTGCTTTGCCTTTTCAATTTGGCAATCAAGGTCGCAGTCAAGTGCGTAATTCAATCCGCCATCATTATTCATTTTTACAAGATCAATAGTTGCGAGGGCATTTGCTGGGTTATCAACAAGGCTCAGCTCGCCAAGGTCATATTGTTTAATAATTGAAATAGGACGACCGTTGTGCATTTTACCAGCCATCACTTCTTTCTTGGTAATTCTGCCGCCAATAGAAAATGCACGAAGTGTGCCATCAAGGATCTTCTGCCAAGTATCCTCGGCACCTTTAGAAATATAAGCTTCAACCTGAATTGCATTATATTCCTGACCGTCAGCGCCCTTCATCTTCAATGGCTTGTAACTGATGGCCTTGCCGACAGCAATGGGGGCATGCATTTCACGGATATTGCCCTGCCAGTTTTTAAATGCAATTTCAGACGCAGCAAAGTCAACAATGTCATTAGATTTGTCAATATTATCTGCAGTTGCAATGCCAGAAACAATACGCTGTTCCTTCTTAATCATTTCAATTGGGAAAGAAATATTAAAGTCGTTCATATAGATAATTAAAACCAGTATAATACACTATTTTAATGCAAGCAAATTATGCAACAGCATAAACAGCAAGTGTTACGCCCGCTGTCATAACCTGAAATTTTGTATAATCACCAGGGATTTCGACATAGTTTTTGTTTGCCGGAATTAGAACCTCGTGAGGTCCACCGTTCAGCCTTACCACTGCATCCGTGCTTTCATTTGTATTGTGAAAGTAAATACTCGCAGTATGATTGTTTAGAGACACAGTATTTGCTGTGCTATCTACTGCCGTATCTGAAAAAATAATACCCATTGTATGACTCATTGATTACCTCCTGTGGAATCTTGTACTTCGCCTCTTTCTGCTTGATCACCAGACGCTCTCGGGTCGGAAGCGCCTTCTGGCGTATCCGACCTGGCATTTCTTGGCTGCGAGGCTTGATTATTAGAATTACCAACTGGGGCTCCCGCACCAGTTTGCTCTTTCTTAATTTTTGTTGGGAACGGCAATGGCTCATCACCATCCGTGCGCTCAGGTAAGCCGAGCTGCTGGCGGACTTCGTTCGGGGCAATAACTTCCGTTCTCAAATATCTGTCATTGATTCTAGATTGAATGTCTTCATCAATCAAATCAATTCTCTTAAACTGTAAAACAACCATGTCGCTAAACTCAGCAACAACACGATTCAATCTTTTTTCAATAACCGCCTGATCTGGACCGATCACCTGAGTTTTGAATGTTTTGTCTGCATCTCTAGACACGGCGAGGTTGGCGTTATCATACACACCAACTTTCGGAGCAGGGACTCTATTCGCAACAAGAATCTCGTCACGATTTGATTTACGATATTTATCAAAAGATGAATCCTGAATGCCGGCTTCAAGTTTTTCAAATTTAATATCACTATCAGAACCAATAGAGGCTGGAATCGGAATAACAAGGGTCCCGTGATTACGGCCCTTCACTTCTTTTCTAAAGTAGTTAATCAATTCTTGTTTTGACTTATTGCTAAGTTTTGCACCTTTTAGAATAATTGCATAACGCGGGATTGCTTTATTTTCAAAGTAATCAATATTGTATTCCTTTGCAAACTTATCTCCAACAATTGCAGCAGCGGCAGAAACTGCCGAGGGAATGCCATAATATGTATTCTTTGGAGAGTATGTTTTAAAATGAA